TTTTAAAGAACATGCTCTTGCAAACTTTTGTATTTCATTATTGTTTCCAGCAGCTACGCTACCAATAAAGTAAGATACTGGTGGCTGTTCTGGTTCTATAAAACGATCTTCAAAATTAATCTCGTCTGGTAACAAATCTGTAGCCCAAGCAGTATAAATTGCTTCATATTTCAAAGGTGAATGATATCTAAATCTAGGATTTAAATCTCTATCTGTTGTTTCTTTTTCATAATATGTAATATCGTTGATTTTCTCTAGATTCTTTTTAGATAATTCATAGATATAATTACAATCATTAATTGATAATACATTAAAGCGTATATCAATCAATCGCGCACCTAAATTTAAATATTTCTTTGGTTGAATGGTATTATGTATACAATAAATATTAGATTTATCTAAAGGTATATTTTTATCTACATAACCTTCTGAAATAAACAAAGTATCTGTATAATCAAAATCAGTTGGATACTCATCATCATTAAACCAGTATGTTTCATAACCCAATGCTTTAAAAGCTTTATACCAACCATAATGAACGAAACTATGTGTATGTGAATTTAAAGGAAAACCCCATATAATAACTCTTTTAAACATATTATAATACTTATTATATTTTTATGTTTAATATAACATTTTTACAATTGTTTTATGTAGCTACATTGTAGAAATGAAAAAATGAATTATTTGTTATAAAAATATATAAATGATGAACTTTATTATTAGAACTCTATTTAATTTATTTGGTAAAAGGATTGATAGCTATGGAAAATATACTATTATTGATAACAGTCATGAAGTTTTATTGATACGATATTCAAGTGATAAATATATAAAAATTTTAGATTATAAAGAATTAAATAGTCCTTTTTCTTATCTAACACTTTCACAAAAACAGCCATGGGATTATAGTAAAAAATTTAAAAATTCAATTACTAATCGTAAAATTAACTAACTATTTTAAAACATCAGCAAATACTTTTTAAAGTTTCAATGATTTAAAAATAAAATTGTTATTATTTTATAATGCAAAATATAACATTTGTTACTGCGTTATACGATATTCAAAGAGAAACTCGCGGAGATGGACGTAAATGGAATGAATATTTAGAATGGTTTAAAGATACATTAGCATTACCGTTTCCAATGGTAGTTTATATTGGTGATGAAAAATTAATTGAATTTGTTAATAATTATCGTAATGTTGAATTTTCTACTAAAATAATTTTTCAATCTCTACATGATGTTCCGTATGCTTATTATGAAAATACATTTGAAAGAATATTAACTAGTAGTAATTATAAAAATAAGATTAAAGACCCGAATCGTGTAGAATGTAAAATACCTTTTTATAATATCATAATATATTCTAAATTTAAATGGTTAGAAAATGTTGCAAATACAAACCCATTTAATAGTGATTTTTTCTTTTGGGTAGATGCTGGTATTAGTCGTTTTATACCTTTATCTCTTTATGGCAAAGTAAAAAAATCAATTCAATTACCACCAAACAAATTAATTATTCAAAATAATTATACATTATATCATTATCCTGTTAATAACCAATACCTTTGGGATTCCCAATGTTTAATATGTACTACTATGTTTGGTGGTGATAAAAAAATTATAATAGATATTGCTGCAAATATTGATTATGAACTAAAACAGAATGTTCCACTTGATTGGATTAATAACGAACAGATATTAATCGCTTATATTTATAATAAAAAACCTCAACTATTTTCATTATTTGTTAATAATACAAATAATCATCTTTCTTTATTTGAAAAAATTTTTATTTAAAGATATATTTTATTATTTTATTTGAGCGGTAATCGTCCATTGGTTAGGATATACGCCTTCCAAGCGTAAGAGTTGGGTTCGATTCCCAGTTACCGTAAAAAAATGAATTTATTTTTAACTATTTTTTTAAAAGTAGGAATGGATTGTACTATCTGTTGTGAGCAATACAATATAAAAGATAAATGTAAAGCAATTTGCCCTTATTGTCATTTTGAATGTTGTCAAAAATGTATAGAAACATTTTTAATAAACACAATGGAAAATGCAAACTGTATGAACTGTCATCGTGCATGGGATATAGATGTACTTGAAAAAATGGTACACAAAACATTTCGTGCTATAAAATATAAAAATCATCGTGAAACAATTTTATTTGACCGTGAGAAAAGTTTGCTTCCTGCTACACAACCTGAAGTACAACGTGTTATACAAGAACGAAAATATACAGAAATTATTAAGGCTCTTAATAATAAATTAAAATTACTGCGAGAAGAAATACAAATAACCCAAATGCAGATTGGTTCTAATCGTCGTGCTTTGTTTCGATTAAATAGAATTCATAATGTAGAAGGGATTGTAAATACTAAAAGACTATTTACAATCCCTTGCCCTAAAGATAACTGTAAAGGATTTATATCAGAAGGTGAATGGAACTGTGGTATATGTAATCATTACACATGTTCTAAATGCTATGAGTATATCGGTGAATCTAAAGAAACAGAACATACATGTAAACCTGAAAATATAGAGACTGCCAAATTAATTAAAAAGGATTCACGTTCCTGCCCTGGATGCTCTACACTTATTTTCAGAATTAGTGGATGTAATCAAATGTGGTGTACTCAATGTCATACTGCTTTCGATTGGATATCTGGAAAAGTAGAAAAAGGCGTCGTACATAATCCTCATTTCTATGATTATCAACGTATAAATCCGAATATAAATATACGTAATCGTGAAGACCAGCCGTGTGGTGGTCTTGTTGGAACATGGGAATTAAAACCGTTTATAAATAGATTGCAAAAAACAGATAATAATGTTGTATTTATCGATTGGATATATAATCTCCATCGTATTTGTTCTCATACTACTAGAATTGAATTACCACGTTATCATATACAAGGTGGTGTAAATAATAATATTGAACTAAGAATTCAATACCTAATTAATGATATTAATGAAGAACAATTTAAACGTAAACTTCAACAACATGAAAAAGATAATAGTAAAAAAAGAGATATTTATATGATTCTTCAAATGTATACAGATACTATGATTGATTTCTTTAATGAATTAATTCATGAAACAAATCTACATGAAGAATACTTCGATAATTGGCGAACTAAAGTTGAAAACCTACAAAAATATGCAAATCGATATCTTGAAAAAATATCAAAACGTTATGGATGTGTTGTTCCAGTTATTCATACTAAAGAATTCACTACTTATCGTTATTAAGTAGATAGTTTGCAATTATTGATACTTCTTTTGTAAAACGCTCTTTTTCAGTTAAAATACTTTCTCTATAACTTTTCTGTTTTTCATAATAATCATCATAGTTATTAAACACTTTTTCTATTAACTCTTTTAACTCTTCTGGGCCATCTACTTTCTCTGCAATTGGAATATCAATCTCATTATTTGCCGCACCTAATTTATTTGTTATAATAACACACCCCATTAATGCTGCTTCTCTTGGTATCCGATCTTGTCCTGGATGCGCTCCTAAATCAACATATATCTTACACTCCTTTAATTTATTAACTATGATTCTCGGTGTTAAATCAACTAATGGTAAAGATAACAGATTCCATTTTATAATATATGTTTGTATAATAGCATCTTTTATTGGATTATAAGCTACTATATTTTCACGTATATTATTATTAGTTTTAGAGTTTAATATAAATAATTCATTTGTATAGTCATGTAAATCAAAGAAAACTTGTTTATCTTTTAAGTTTTTAGTAATCGCTTCTTTTACATAATAGGATTGAAACAAATGTATACATTTATCATCTGATACGTTCTCTTCTAGTGTATTGAAAGATACTGCATTATTTAAAGATAACCACCAGATTGCGAATCTTATATTATTTAATTTTAAATAGTTTAATAATAGTTTTTTTGTATAAATTTCAGGATAAATTATTACATTCTCAATTGTATCTTCAATGACTAAACTCTCTTTTATCAGAGGATATATGTCTTGATATAATATATCTTTTTCATCTTTTTTATTTAAATAAAATATATATGCTTCATATTTTAAATTATTTAATTCATGACATAACTGGTGCATTGCCTCTGGACCTCCTGTTTTAAAATAAGGACACACTATGTATATTTTCATTCTATATAAAAATTATACAATTAAAGTCTTAAATCTTTTTCCATAACTCATCTGGGTTTTTCATATAAAATTTTTGCATTATTTGATACATCGCAAAGTTTTTATTATACATACATTGTAATGGTAACATATGTCGTTTTTGTGTTTTTATAAATATATTATTATAATCCTTATTATAAAATGATAGCTCTTTCAAAATTGTATAAATTGATATGTTAAATGTATATGTTGTATAGTTATATTTTTTACTCTTAATTGCATATAAATACTCTGGTATTATTATATTTTTATATAGTACAATACTATAGTAATTATTTTTATAATATTTAATATTACTTTGACATAAATACATTATATCTCTTATTAATTTTGTTGGAGGTAATGATAAGCTATTACATTTATAATTATTTTTATAAAAAATTAAACACTCTATTAAATATACCCATATATATTTACTACACTCTTTTTCAAAAGTTGTTATTATTTTTCTCCATACCATCTTTAATTTTCTTTTTGAAACTATATGAATTGTACTATAATAGCTTATTGTTTGAAAAAATTTTAATAATCCAATTCGTTTATTAGAAAAAATACGATGTTTTATTATTTTAAAAATTATACCTTCATTTAAAAAATCTTTTAGCATAATCGGATTTGTCATAATATATTTTATCCATTGATTAATATTATATTGTAAACAATTATTATATATATATGGAAATACAGTTTTTAATATTGAATGATATTTCTTTTCTTCTAAAAAATATAATTGATGCATTTTTGGTTTAATAATTGATGTATATATATTTGATACATAGATATTTGATTGATTATATATATATATAGACCCATAATCATAAGGGTCTAATTGATAAAAATGTCTATAAATTTTTTCATTACAATGTTGAAATGCATACATAAATGTATGTTCACAAATATTTCGATAATTAAATATAAAATATGGTTGCCATTCAGATGTTATAGTACTATATGTAAATCCTGGTTTTTCATTCATTAAATCATACATCACTTCTAAAAAATCATTATCATTCCATAATCCCAATGCATTCATAGACAAAGCTAGTATCATACCATTAGCTATTGTATAATTTTCATCTGCTACAATTTTATCAAAACTTATAATTTTTTCATATTCACATTTAACATGTTTTGATGAAAAAATTATATAAGAACCTTCTGTAT